CTATACGTTATCTATCGAACAATAACTGTTGTTCTTCTGTGCATGATTATCTATGCTATATTTATCGCCAACTAAACAGAAAGGAAAAAGCGATGAAAACTAAAACCAGAAATCTTATAGTTGAGAACATCGGCTTGGCTTGGGTGTATTCCACACCGAAAGCCCGGACTTATCTTAATGAAGCTTTGCGGGGTTTTGCCCAAGACCGGAAAGAACAGGAAGAGGCTGGTCACCGTTTGCTTGCTCATGTCTTTGCGGATGAAAAGCCAGCAAGAAGAAAACCAGTTGTTGGGGGAACTCGCTTGCTTGAGCCTAAAACCAAACAGGTTTTGAAGGTGCTTGTCACTCGGCCTTATCCGGTCACCTTGGACACTATCTTGCGGAATACTGATGTAAAGTCGAAGATGGCTGTTCATAAGCATATCGAAGCAATTCGCAACGCTGGCTATAATGTCCAGACGATTACCACCGGACGCAAAAAGCGCAAGTATAAGTTGGGGGCTTAGTCATGTTACCAAGAGAGGAAGACATCACTAGCGGCAACGGTTGCACAATCACCTTGACCGATACTGAAGCAAAAGCCTTGTATAGCTTGCGGGAAGTTATCCAGCAGGAAATCAAAAACGTTGTTTCGAATGAACATGAAACTATCACAGAAAGCGATGTTGAAGATATGATTACCAGTGAGCTTGATTCTAAAATTGATGAATATATTGATTGCTGGTGCGAGAATCATCTCGAAGAACGTATGCAGAATGTGTTCAGAGATAGATTGACACTATCCGTCGAACTGGTCTAAAACAAACCTATAGGGGGTTGCGCTGTTGCAATCCCCGCCAATCTAGAAAGGTAAAACCGATGAAGAAAGAAGCTTTCAACTTTAACGTAAACGAAGAGAACAAAGAAGAGTTTGCGGTCATCCCGCATGAAGACCTTATCGCTATCGCTCAGCTGGTCAATGTCATTAATAAACAAATGGGAGTCTTAGAAACCTTGCTTGGTAATGCGGGAATAACTATGTTCTCGTTTGAAAAGCACACCAAGACCCTTGCGGATGTTAAGGTGGTAAATAATGACACCGCTTGAGATACTCACCTATCTACTGACAGTCTGGATTATTCTAGGCTGAACTTATTTCTCCCGCGAAACTTGCCCCGCCTATCCGGTGGGGCTTTTTTTATGGGGTCAACCAGAATAATGCTGTAGGCGTTGTATTGGTTGGGTTTATGGGGCGGTGTGTTTGCCCGTGTAAGCATGTTATATTAACCGTAAAACCTACCCTTTAGGTTTAACCATATCGTTATCATGACAAATGACAAAACGCGGACGCGGGCGGGTGCGGGCGTGTTAACCGTTGCGGGGTGCGGTGCGGTGTTGCTGGGCTAGTTTGTCGGGAAGGTCAACCGCTACGACATCAGCGATGTACAAAAAGATATTTGTCCCTGTGCGGGTACGCATGGGCCACTGGGGACCCCCTGCATTTGCTATGCAATCCCGACATATTTTTTGTATTTTGGGGGTTTTTGGTATAGGTTTCCCGGCGGTCTTCCCGGCAAACGTGTAAGGTAACCCTGCAGATAACAAAAAGGGACCCGACAAGGGGTCCCGGCGAACGTGTAAGGTAGCCCTGCAGGGTATATGGGGGTTTACCCGGCGGCTGATAGGCCATTGTAGGGTCGTCTGACGAATCCGTCAACCCCAAAAATGCACTTCACGTAATTTTTTTTATAATTCTTAGGTAAAACAGTTGACAATACACCATATTGTTACCATAATGAGGTTGCTGGGGTTGCAAAACGCTGGTTCGCCTCACCCATAACGCTAGTTCTTTTTTAAAACAGGCAGAAACCGAGTGACAGAACGCTTCCCAGCAACACTCCAAGGCAAATCTAATGAATTTAGTACAACAAGCTAAGAAAAAGCAGTTGTCTGAGAAGCAAGAAAACTTCTTGACAGCCCTTTTTGAATCTAACGGCAACTTCAACCAAGCAGCAGAACTCGCAGGATACTCCCGTGGGTCTGTTACGTGGCTACGTGACACCCTCGCTGAGGAAATCGTCGAACGCACCCGTGCGGTGTTGGCGGGAAACTCCCTCAAGGCTGCAAACAAGATGGTAGAGTTAGTTGACACGCCAGTTATCGAGCGTGGGGACGACCTAAAGCTACGTGCAGCAGAAGCGATACTAAATAGAGTTGGTCTTGGTAAGCAAGAAACAATGAATCACAATGTACAGGCAGTCCACGGGGTGGTCTTGCTGCCACCAAAGAAGGAAGTAGTAATCGATGGGACAACAACAGAGTAATATGGTAAATGCCCGTTTGGACCCTGCTATTAAAGCTCTTAATACAGGAAAAAACGAAGACGGTACAAGTTTATCAGACGAAGATAAAAGACAATACATCGAAGATATTAGAAACGCTATGGACATAGGTTTTATTTCAGGTAAAGAGACTGAAGTTAAATCAGCATTGTCTGGTGGCATGAAAGAATCCCGTGGAAGAAAAGCAGGAAACTCAGCCGAAAAAGCGCGGTAGGCCCAAGAAGGACCCTAACGCACCCAAGGCTATATACAACCTATCTCGTGCCGAACGTGCAAGAAGGGCCTTACAAGCTCGTGTTCGCAAGGCTGAGAAATCAAAAGAAAAACACCAGAAGAAAGCGCAGGACAAAGCCAGCTACGCACGTAAACTAAAGAAAAGTGCGAAGAAGGTAGAAACCGCGCTTAACGGCACAGGTTCGCGGGTCGTAGATGGTAACGACGTTGCTAATCTCCCAGCAACCGTGCAAGAGTTAATAGATGATACACCAGTTATATTCCAACCTAATGAAGGTCCTCAAGAAGAGTTTCTGTCTGCCCCAGAGCAGGACGTACTGTATGGCGGTGCAGCAGGGGGTGGAAAGAGCTTTGCCTTGCTTGCTGACCCTCTCCGGTATTGTCACAATTCTAATCACCGTGGTCTACTTCTCCGTCGGACTCTGGACGAATTAACTGAACTGATTGATAAAGCAAAGCAGCTTTACCCCAAAGCGTTTCCCGGCGCAATCTATCGGGAATCTAAATCTACATGGGTCTTCCCCTCTGGGGCAACCATGTGGTTTACTTACCTAGACAGAGACAAAGATGTGACCCGTTTCCAAGGTCAGGCTTTCAACTGGATAGGCGTCGATGAAATAACACAATATCCGAGTAGCTATGTTTGGGATTACCTGCGTTCGCGTCTTCGCTCTACAGACCCAGAGTTGCAAAAAAACCTATGTATGCGCTGCACTGCCAACCCCGGTGGTGTCGGCGGCTGGTGGGTTAAAAAAATGTATATCGACAAGCACGAGGCAAATAAGGCTTTTCCAGCGTATGACCCGGAGACGGGCAAAACGTTTCTTTGGCCTGACACACACCCAGAGAAGGGCGGACAGCCACTCTTCTACCGCAAGTTCGTACCCGCACGTCTAACAGATAATCCGTACTTGATGGCAGACGGGCAGTACGAAGCTATGCTGCGTTCGTTGCCAGATGTCGAACGTCGTAGGTTGTTAGACGGAGATTGGGATGTAGCGGAAGGCGCAGCCTTTCCTGAGTTCTCACGAGTTCGTCATGTCGTTGAACCGTTTGAGATGCCCTTCAACTGGCCCCGTATACGAGCCGCTGACTATGGCTATGCTTCACCATCCTGTGTCCTGTGGGGTGCAATCGATTGGGACAACAACATCTGGGTCTATCGTGAGCTATATGCCAAGCACTTGACAGCAGAGCAGTTGGCTGATAAAATACTACAAATGGAAGAACTTGACCCTCTTCCCCACTATAACGTGTTAGATGCTTCGTGCTGGAACAAAACAGGATTCGGCCCATCTATCGCAGAAACTATGATGAGGGCAGGGGTACGCTGGACACCATCTGACCGTAACCGACTTCAAGGCAAGATGGAACTGCACAGAAGATTGGCAGATGACCCGTACACCAAAGAACCGCGTTTACGCATCTTCTCGACATGTAAACACACCACAGCGCAACTGTCGGGAATACCACTGTCGAAAACAAACAGTGAAGATGTAGATACCAAAGCTGAAGACCACGCATATGATGCACTCCGTTATATGGTTATGACTCGCACTTCTGGTTATACATCAATTCACAAAACTTTGCAAGGCATAAAAGAACAGGCGTTCCAACCTTTTGACGGGACATTTGGATACTGATGGCGGATAATCCAACAGATATAGGTAAAAACAAATCTACTGTATCCTCTATGATAGACGCATTACGTCTAGAGATACGAGAACTTCAAAAGTTCGCAACTGTTCAAGAAGATTTAATAGTAGAGGGGGGCAACCCTAACGCGAACATAAAAGTACCTAAAAAACTGACTGCGGAACAAACTATACAGTTTATGAAACAGTTTCCAAATGGTTTTCCTCTAGCAGATGAAAACGCATTTTTTGGTATTGCAAGGGCGTTAACTTTAGAGTCCCCAGAACTTTTTGACGTAGATAGCTTTGACGCTTACGAAAAGAAGTTTGGCAGTACAATGGAGATGCAGGAGAAAGGTGCTTCTGCTTCTAAAAACATAGTAGCAGGAAAACCCACAGCGGCAGCAAACGAGCCAGTAGCGGTAAAAGGAAAATCTGTGGCAAGTTTATCAGACAAGATTAAAAACAAAAGCCTTACCGTTGGTGAGGCTCTTGACATTCGTAAAGTACCCGCTGCACTTCGTAAGAATATAGAAGCTGCAGGTCTTACTATGGATTCGCCGTGGGATTCGATAAAGGATACAGACTTTCTCACTAAGCTAAACGAAGTTGGCTCAGAATCAAACTTCACAAGCTTGAATACTATTGAGAACGAACTGAAGGCTGCTGCTTCTGCTGCAGACACACCTTTCCCATATACTACTGTGTTTGGTGCAGAGGGTAAAGCTAGAAAAGGACTGGGCTTAGAGAAAGCCAAGCAAGCACGTCGTACAAAAGCCTTCAAGGGTGTACCAGAAGCCAAGCAATCTCTCAAGGCTCTTACAGAAGGTATTGCTGCCATACCTGACCCTCAAACTCGTGCAGCAGTTGCCTTCAATGCTTTAGTGCCTCTGCGTCCCGGTGAAGTTGCTGGCATCAAGATTGATGATATCGATTTTGAAACAGGCTCTTTCAAGGATGCTTACCGTCGTGTAAACAAGATTCGTAACGAGTTAGACCTACCAGAGGTTGCTTTAGAAATACTACGTGATGCTTCTGACGTTGCCCGTCAAGAAGGTCGCGACACAGTGTTCAATACCAGCACTACTAAGATGTCGAAGGCCATCAACATAGAGGGCGGTATATCTGATAGGTTCAAGCCCTTCGAAAAAGACATGGGACGGCCTCTTCAAGGCGCATCTGATATTCGTAAGATTATCCCATCCATTATTGCGAACGAGTTAGGATATGGAGAAGAAGCTAGTGTAATTATGGGTCACAAGTCGTTTGACGACACCGTGGACGGTATGAAGTCAATCACCCGTAAGCACTACGCATCTCAGATTATTACGGGCGAGGGAACCACAGCCAAGCAAGCCCTACGTGCGCTGCAAAACATGTACGGTGAAGTCCTCGGGCTATCTACCCTAAATGAGTTGCCAGCGTCTATGGGTGTCCAAGCAAAAGGTTTAACTATCGAAGGCGCACCTAAACTTGCCGTTATCCCAAAGGGTGCAGAGATTGTTGGTACACAGGTTCAAGGGACTTTAACAGATGCCGACCTCGACCTGATTGAAGATGTTCGCGAAGCCCGTAGTCAGGAACTGAAGCTGGCTGCTACAACTGCACAGAAGCAACGCCTCGAACTAGAAACCCAGATGGGTGACCTAGATGAGGAAGCCATTCGTTCCAAAGAACAACGTCGTCTAAAAGCAGAACAGATTCGCAAAGAAGAACGTGCAAAGATAAAAGCAGGACTCAACATTGAATCCACTTCTGCGTCCGCTGACTTATCTGATTATTTAGACCAGAACCCAGAAGTTAAAAATCAATTAGAGAAAACGGGCTTGTTAAGCAGGTTCCTTGGAAAGACAGCTAAAGCGATTGGCATAGGTGCAGCCCTAGAGACTGCTCGTCAGTTCATCGAAGAACCTGTAGCAACTGCCGCCGAACTCGGCAAGGAAGTCCTTCTTGAACGAGGTCTTGGCGCGGGACCCGGTGCAGCGGTGAGCATGATTATGCAACCCACAGAATTAGCTAGTGGTGAACTAACTCCTGAAGACCGCGCTATGGCAGAGGTTCAGAGAGACACTGGCTTCGTAGATATTGACAGAGGACCCGAAGCCGCCCCTGTCAATCAAGACCAAGGCTTCTTAACTAGATAACGGGAGATGAAAATGCCGGGTAATAATTACAATTATGGGGCAGCTTACATCATGAACTCACCAAACACCTCTGTTGATGACCAGATGGGTGCAGACCAGCTTTACCGTGAAGGTTTAGAGTTTGACACCAAGACTGCTCAAGGTGTTTTGACTGAAGACATGCCAAAAGTTGCAACTAAGGGTGCAGTAGACCCTAACGTAATGAAAATGGCTGAAGAACGCGATTACTAAGATATGTCAGAAGATAATTTCCTTCAACCTGAAGATGACACCTCTATCTCAATAGTCAACCCAGAAGAGACCTTTCCGGGTCTTGCTGGCTATGTAAAAGAAAAGTTCGAAGAAGCAGAAAACGGGCGTTACTCTCATGAGCAGCGTTGGTTGCAAGCCTACAAGAACTTTCGTGGTGTGTATGATTCTACAACAGCCTATCGTGACTCAGAACGGTCTAAGGTATTCGTAAGGATTACCAAGACAAAGGTTTTGGCAGCGTATGGTCAAATTGTAGATATTCTTTTTGCCAACAAGAAGTTTCCGCTGGTTGTGCAACACACTCCGGTCCCCGAAGGGATTGCGGAGTTTGCTCACATGGAGACACCTCTAGACCAGACGCAAGACCCCTACGGTTTTGCTGGTGACGGACGAGAGATGTTGCCGGGAGCATTGGGTGCAGAACCATCCAGCAACTTCCTTGGTGGTCTTCAGGGCGAGTACGGGCAGTTGCCCCTTGCTGAAGGACCTGCAAAGATGGGCGAACCACAGATTAGCCCAGCACAGATTGCAGCAATGAATATGGAAAAGGTCATCCATGACCAGCTTCTCGACACTAACGCAGTAAACGTATTTCGTAATGCTATATTTGAATCGTCCCTTCTTGGCACAGGTATTGTCAAGGGACCTTTTAACTTCTATAAGCGTGTCCATCAGTGGGGCCGCAACGATGACGGCGAACGTGAGTATCAGCCGTATGAAAAGGTTGTACCTAGAATTGAGATGGTGTCTGCGTGGGACTTCCACCCTGACCCGTCAGCTACCAGCATAGATGACTGTGAATACGTCGTAGAACGTCACAGATTTAATCGTCAGCAACTCCGCGCATTAATTAAGCGTCCGCACTTTATCGCAGAAGCTATCGAAGAGTGCTTGGCGAAAGGTCCTAACTACGAGGACAAATATTACGAGGATACTATTCGTGAGGATGAAACCGAGCCATACGTATCTGAAAGCCGCTACGAGGTTCTAGAATACTGGGGTGTTCTCGACTCTAAACTTGCAAAGGCGGCAGGGTTTGAAGAAGCGGACATGATGTCTGAGTTCGATGAGCTTCAGGTAAACATTTGGGTCTGCGGAAACATGATTCTGCGCTGTGTCTTGAACCCATTCACCCCAGCCCGTATTCCGTATCAGGTGTTCCCATACGAAGTCAACCCATACCAGTTATGGGGTGTTGGCGTTGCTGAGAACATGGAAGATGCACAGAAGCTGATGAACGGTCACGTTCGGATGGCAATCGATAATCTAGCACTTGCGGGTAACCTTGTGTTTGACGTGGATGAAGCTAGTCTTGTACCGGGTCAGAACATGGACATCTTCCCCGGCAAGATATTCCGCCGTCAGTCGGGTGTTACTGGCACAGCAATCAACGGCTTAAAGTTTCCTAACACTGCAGGTGAGAACCTACAGATGTATCAGATTAGCCGACAGTTAGCTGATGAGGAAACAGGTATCCCATCGATTATGCACGGTCAGACAGGTGTTACTGGTACAGGACGTACCGCAGCAGGTCTATCAATGCTGATGGGGTCTGCAGGGCTGTCTATGAAGACGGTTGTAAAGAACATAGATGATATGTTGCTAAAACCACTAGGAGAGGCGTATTTTCAATGGAACATGCAGTTCAACAACGATGCGCCGGACATAGTAGGCGACTTAGAGATAAAACCAAGGGGTGTTGCGGCTGTTATGCAGAAGGAAGTTCGCAGTCAGCGTTTAACAACTCTGCTGCAAACCGTAGCAAATCCAATGTTAGCTCCATTCGTCAAGATACCCAACCTGATGAGGGAGTTGGCAATATCACAGGACATCGACCCTGATAGTCTGGTAAACGATGCCAACGAAGCACAACTCTATGCGAAAATGTTACAAGGAATGATGGCAAATGCTCAACAAGCAGCAAGCGCAGAAGCTGGCCCCGCTGGTGAACAACAAGGAATGGCCCCTGATGGAGGAGTACCTGCAGGAAGTCAGGGAATCGATGATTCGGGCCGTGGTAACGGCACAATCGGAGTCGGAACTGCGCCAAGTGCAGGGGAAGCTGGCTTTAGTGGAAATGCTCCTCAAGCTGAAGAGTAATTACGAGGCGATAGTTAAGAATGGTTGACAGAATTGACATTGGGATGGGACCACGCTTGGGCTTTGACCCTACCGATACTGGTGGGTTTAAGTACGTGGGTCAGAAAGAACTGACGCAAGAAGAGTATGGTTCACGCAAAGTCAATTTTTATAATCAGTTTCTAGGATTGCCGGGTTTAGGTGAAGAATCTGACATTGAGGTAGGTGCGCCTGAAGTTGGAGATGAAATTAAACCAGAGGAACAAGATAGCGTAGACGAGAGTGAGGCAGTTACTAACGTATTGCGTGACCCTACCTTTACAGATGGCGAGGCAACAACAGGTGCTAGTAGCATTAAGTATGGGGCGGATGCTTATAAGAATTACACATCAGAGTATGCTACTTACTCCGAGTATCTTCGTAATAATGGGCAGATGGACCGTGTAAATCTTGTTAGTGGTATTTACGAACCGTTTACTAAGGGTAATTACCGTGACATAGACCTTAGTGTTTTGGGCGTAGAAGCTAGAGAAGGTATACAGGCTGTTAGAGATGCGCCGCAGACTCTATCTGAAGAGTTTGCTGAGTTGCGTGAAGAAGGTTTTGCGGGGGTAAAGAAGAGGGTTGCTGAAGGTATACCGAAGGCTATGGCTGGGGTATTTGCTATGACCGGACTCGGCACAGTGGGCAGTCTCCTTACTGGTGATACAGTTAAAAATGCTTTTGGTGCAACGTCGTTCCGTCCCTCTGGTCCTCTTGGTGTGGTGTCAGATTTGGTTCATGCCAAGCAGTATGAAGATATGACTCAGATTAGAGCAGCAGAAAGTGCTGCAAGAGGTATGCCCGGAGATATGTTTAAATACTCAGACACGGGTTTTGCCATGCAGTTTGGCAGCGGAATGGGAATCACCCGTAGACCCGGTGCTAGAGGATATACGGGTAACTTACAGGGTATGTCTGTCAATCAGATAAAAGACCTAGAAGCTCTTTCCAAAGGTTTCATTCCTAAGAGTTACCGTTTTAGTGGTAAAGCAGGTCTTACTGACTTTGGCGACTTCAAAGCTAATGTTAGTGTCGAAGACTCAGGGGGTGTTTTTACAGACCCAAACAATCGTCTTAAAGGATTTTACACAGCAGACGGTAAATATTATACACCCGGTGTTGGTTATTCTAAATACGCCAATGCTGCTGACCGAAATAGACTTGCTAAAAGTGAGTTTGGGTGGACTACAAAAGCTGAACAAGACCGTATGCAGGATATTATTAATGATGCTCGTGCAGGTAAAGGGAAGTTAGCAGACCTCATTCAAGCAGAGAAAAATAAGATTGCTGCAGATAGAGCCGAGCAGCGTAGGCAGGACGAACAGCGTAGGGCAGATGAAGCGCAGAGACAACGTAATATTGAAGCTGGACGGCAGCGTTTAGCTGGGGACTTTTATGACAGTGATGATGAAGGACCCACCATCTCTTCTAGCGGTCCTAGCAGAGAATCTTCGTTCGATAACGTTGATGACTTCGAAGGTTTAGACCCGGATGAGTACGCTGCTGGCGGAACAGTCGGCATGGCAGTAGGCGGGATAGCTGCAGGGATGGGGTCTGGCTTTGTTGACCGCCCACCTAGTCAAGTACCCGAAGAACAGACTGTTGCAGACGACGTAGAAACACAGATGCCAGAGGGTGCGTTCGTTATCAACGCTGCCGCAGTAGAGTTCGCGGGAGAGCAAGACATCAAGAAAATGTTGAACGATGCACAAAAAGAAGCAGTTAGACGCGGTATTACTATTGACAATTCAGAAAACTCTACTAAACTAATAGATGTAGCTATCTCTCGTGGTGAAGTAACGGTTGCACCATACCTCGCTAAAATCATCGGCTACGACAGACTCAAAAAAATCAATAATCGTGGTAAGCCAGAAACCAAGGAGCGTCTGCAAGAAGCAGCGCAGGGTGGTATGCTTGATAGGCCCGGATACGCATCTGGTGACAAAGTAACAGTTTATCGCGGTGAGCCAATCGACCCCAACAAAGCGCAGTCCACAATCAAGTACGGCTACGATGACACCAATGTAGGCAAGTTTCACACTCCGTCTGTAGACAAAGCGCGTAGGTACGCAGTACATGGCGGACCGGGCAATCAGCAGATTCTTAGCCGCAAGGTTACGATAGATGAGTTATTCGAAGGTGTGGAAGAAGCGTGGAAAGTAAACGCATCGAAGAAAAACGAATACTTCTCAAAGATGCCTAAAAAAGAGTTGAACAAGAACGTACGTTTTATACGTAACATGAAAAAGGCTTACGAAACAGGTGAACGCTCCTTGGAAAGCATGGTGATGTTTTTACAGGAACAAGTGTTCCATGATGATAAATCAAAAGTTAATTTTATAGAAACATTTAAGAACGACCCTAAGTCTGCAGGTAAACTTGCAGGCAGAGCAATCTCTAAGGTAGCTACAAAAGCCACACCTCCGCTAGCAATCTTAGAAATGGTCGGCACAGTGTTTGCACCTAAAACAATGGGAGATGCAACACTACAAGGCGATGAATCATTCTTAAATACTAATTTGTCAGCTACCCGCTAACGCGGCCCTGACGTAACCGAAGCGGCTACCTACAAGCCAAGTAGCCCCGCATCATGAGGTAAAACAAATGGCAAAAGTAAAAGGCCACAGAGCCAATAAACCAAACGACTCTTTCGGAGTTACTAACAACAAAGAACTGTATCGTGGAAAATATCGCGACGAAGTTTATAAGGATGAAGAAGACGAACAAGTAGAAGCATCCGAAGAAACAACTGACCCCGTTGAACAAGAAGCGGCTACTCAGGAAAGTGATAGTTTCGTTCCGCAAAAGGAAACAAAGGAAGCGGAACACGACTACAAGAAAAGATACGACGACTTAAAGAAACACTACGATAGCAAGGTAAACGAGTTCAAAGAAGAAATCGCGAGTCTTCGAGATACTATGAATAGCCGTGCTGTTGAAATGCCAAGGGGGGTTACACCGCCGAGAACTCAAGAAGAACTAGACGAGTTTAAGGAACGTTACCCTGATGTGTTTGAAGTGGTTCAAACTGTTGCATCTATGCAAACAGAGTCGCAAGTATCAAAACTCCGTGACGAGATTGGCACAATCAAAGAACGGGAAAAGAACTTAGAAAAGGAGAAAGCCTACGAGGAACTCCTTCGGTTACACCCAGACTTTGATGAACTCAAGGCTACAGACCAGTTCTTGGGTTGGCTCGAAGAGCAGCCATCTACATTAGCAAATGGTATTTACAAAAACAATACCGATGCAAAATGGGCGGCTCGTGTCGTCGACCTTTATAAGGCCGATGTTGGTCTTACAAAAACAAAGAAGTCTAAGCGTCAGGAAAGTGCAGCAGAAGCTGTTACTAAACCCGCTGCTAAAGAAGTATCTACGGACCCCAACGCGGGTAAGAAGGTCTTCAAGGCTTCGCAAATCGCCAAGATGAAACCTTGGGAGTTTGAAAAGGCGGAAGCTGAAATTGACTCTGCAAGGGCTGAGGGGCGAATCGACTATAACTCTTAATCCTCAAAGGAAGGGATTGAACAATGGCTTTTAATAGCGCATCAGGTCATAATAACCTGCCTTCTGGGAACTTTACCCCGGAAATCTTTAGCCAAAAAGTTCTCAAATTCTTCCGTCGTGCTTCGGTTGCAGAAGATATTACTAATACCGACTACGCTGGCGAAATTGAAAACTTTGGCGATACAGTACGTATCATTAAAGAGCCAACAATCACTGTGTCTTCATACGCTCGTGGTTCCGTGGTAAACCCACAGGACTTAGCAGATGACCAGATTACTATGGTTGTTGACCAAGCAAACGCATTTGCGTTTAAGATTGACGACATCGAAGAGCGTCAGTCTCACGTTAACTTCGAGGCTCTTGCTACTTCATCGGGTGCATACTCGCTGAAGCGTAAGTACGATGCTAACATCTTGCAAAACATGGCAGACAACGCTGGTAATACCGGCACTTCTGTTGGTACTGCTGGCGCACCTATCGATATCACTGGTAGTGGTAACGAAGACGCTGCTGTAAACTTGCTTATGACTATGGCTCGTATCCTTGACGACTCAACTGTTCCAGAAGAGAACCGTTGGTTTGTAGCACCTCCAATTTTCTATGAAAATGCGTTCAAAGCTGGTGCTAAGTTCGCAGAGGTTCAGGTAACTGGTGATGGCACTACGCCTCTCCGGAACGGTCTTGTAATGGCTGGCAACATTGCTGGTTTTAATTGTTACAAGTCTACTGCTCTGAACAATTCAGGAACTGACGTTGTGACTATCAACTCACAAGATACTACAAATGACTTTGTGGTTCTTGCTGGACACATGTCCTCAACTGCAACTGCTTCGCACATTGCGAAGACTGAAGTTGTACGTTCAACTGAAACTTTTAGTGACATCGTTCGTGGTCTTCATGTGTTTGGTCGTAAGGTCATTCGCCCAGAAGCAATCGTTCAAGGTGTCATTAAGACTGACTAATAGGGAGACTTAGTAATGGCTACTTATACTGTAACTGGTGCTGTCGCAGGTGTCCCACTGGGCATCAAGCCTCAAATCATTGAAGTCGTACTAGACTTCTCTTCAACTAGCTTGACTACTTCTGACTCAGTAGAAGTATTCGAAATGAAAGCTAACACACTTGTTCTTATGGCAGGTGTGGAAGTCCTCACTGTAGCATCAACTGGTTCACCAGTTCTTGACTTAGGTGATGATGCTGATGATGATTTGTACGTTGCTGCTCTAGATGGCACAGCAACAGGCCACGAAATCAACAACGCAGCAGGCACAGCAAAGCTGTATACCGCTGCTGATACTATCGACTTGATTGCTAACACAGCAACTTTCGATGGTAAGGTTCGTGTCTTTGCGGTTATTGCAGAACTTGGTACTGCAGAAACTGCGGCAACATTTGCCTAATAATATTGTCGGGGGGCAGGGAAACTTGCCCCTTGACGTACACTTTTTTTTATGATATAAGCATCTAACCCTGCCGGGATAAACCCCATGTTCACAGCCGTAATAATAGCTTGCCATATAGCTAACACAGAAATGTGTATGACTATCACAGACAATCGAGGTCCTTACGAGACTGAAGAAAGATGTAAGGCACGTATTGAAGAGATGTCAGAAGATTTAATAGGTTTGTGGATAAGTCAAAAAATGCCAATGGTGTTTAAAATAACATCCTGTGTTACTGACGACCAAAAGGGCATACAAACATAATGGCTACTAAACGTAAACAAGATAAAATGCCAGCCCGTAATAAGAAGAACTTTAGGGCTACCAAAAAAGGTGCTGGCATGACAGAAGCAGGGGTCAAAGCCTACCGTAAGGCAAACCCCGGTTCTAAATTAAAAACAGCAGTAACAGGAAAAGTAAAGCCGGGTAGCAAAGATGCTAAACGGCGTAAGTCTTTTTGTGCTAGGTCTGCTGGGCAGATGAAGAAATTTCCTAAAGCTGCAAAGAATCCTAACAGCCGTTTGCGTCAAGCAAGGAAGAGGTGGAAATGTTAGCAAGTCTGATAGGTCCTGCTACCGACCTTATTGGTAAGTTTGTAGAAGATAAAGACCAAAAAAATAAACTAGCTCACGAAATTGCTACTATGGCAGAGCGTCACGCACAGGAACTAGCCAAAGGCCAGTTGGCTGTGAACGCAGAAGAAGCCAAGCATAAAAACATATTCGTAGCTGGTTGGAGACCCTTTATTGGCTGGACATGTGGAATTGCGTTAATGGCGCATTTTCTCATATTTCCGTCAGCAGATGTAATTACAGCGTATCTGGGTCATTCACCTGTAGCATATCCTGCATTTGACATGGATAGCTTGATGACTATTCTGTTAGGCATGTTGGGGCTGGGGGGAATGAGGTCATTTGAAAAGTACAAGAAGTTGACTAAGTAATGGTTGATTGGTGGAAAAGATGGTTGCAGTTTAATGTTACAGCCAAGCTAACTATGATTGCTTCTGTTGCGATGTCATGGCGTTGTGCAGAGTGGTTTATGAACCTAGAAGACCCCACAACACAGCAGTCTGCATTTGTATCTGTTATAATGGGTGTTATGACAGGTGTGTATGGTATTTACTTAGGTAGAGAAGCAAGGAGTAAGTAATGAAAAAGGCGATAGAAGCACCTAAAGGTTTTCACTGGATGAAGTCCGGCAAAGGCTACAAACTTATGAAGGGTGATTACAAACCTCACAAGGGAGCTGTTAAAAAGGCTTCTTTTGAAGTACAGAAAGTACACAGCAAGTGAACTACAACCGCGAAGCACTTATCGACCAGTTAATTCTGCATGAGGGCTTAAAACTGCACGTCTATCAAGACCATCTTGGCATCGACACAATCGGTGTTGGTAGGAACCTTGAAGACCGTGGCATTACAGATGGCGAACTAGCTTTCATGAACATGCTTAAAGCAGAAGTATACGAGCAGGGTATAACAGAAGCCAATGCTCGTTTCCTTTTATCCAATGACATAGATATTGTAGAAAAAGAATTATCCAATGCTCACGAGTGTATTAAACGACTTGACGATGTACGTATTCGCGTTTTACTTGATATGGCCTTCAATATGGGTGTTCCTCGACTCTGTAAGTTTAAAAACATGTGGGTTGGAATCCACAACGGGAATTATGTTGACGCATCCACCGAGATGCTCGACTCGCGTTGGGCAAATCAGGTAGGTCAACGTGCAGTCCGTTTATCAAATGCTATGAAAACTGGAGAACTTGTATGCCCCTAACAGAGAAAGGTAAAGACATTATGCAGTCGATGAAACGTACCTACGGGGGAAAGAAGGGTGAACAAGTCTTCTATGCTACAGCCAACGCTGGCAAAATCAGCGGCGTTGAAGAGAAAGCGAAAGGCGGGAAAGTTGGAAAAACTCGCAAATCGTCGAAGCCTAAAACGAAGAGCAAGAGTCGAGTTAATGAGGCTGGCAACTATACTAAGCCGGGAATGAGAAAACGAATATTCAATCGTATTAAGGCAGGCGGAAAAGGCGGCAGGCCGGGACAATGGTCAGCAAGAAAAGCCCAAATGCTGGCTTCTGCTTACAAAAAAGCGGGTGGCGGTTATAAGAACTAATGGCCCCAAGATTAAGCGAGAATACAGAAGTTGCGTTACCACTTCGCAACATCATCAGCATGGTTGCAGCAGCATCTCTTGCTACTTGGGCATACTTCGGAATTATAGAACGTCTTAACACCATCGAGACTAACATTACCATGATGAAGTCAAACGTGGACCACAATACGGAGTTTCGTATCAAGTGGCCCAGAGGTGAGATGGGAAGTTTGCCAGCAGACTCTGAGCAGTTCATGCTAATCGAACACCTCGCACAACAGTTAGACGAACTATCTGTGCAGGCAGATGAAGGACGATTACCTCACGACCAACAACAGAAACTAACATTGGAGTTCTATGAGAAACGGATTAGTGCCATAGAAGCCCGTCTTGAGAAGATGAGAAACGGTAATAATGGTCACTGAAACCATAACTTTAATACTATACCTTTCGGGTCACGTAGCAGAGCATACAGCCTATGAGCAGTTATCGAGGTGTTTAAAGGCTAAACGCACCATAGAGCGAAATTTATATAAGGATACAGGCACAGTTCGATACTCCTGTGAAAACAAAACAGTTGAAATTAGCAAGGGTGCAGACGGTAAAAACTATATTGTAAAGATTGTGGAGTGATTTATGGTTGTAGCAGAGGTACTAACAGGAATCGCTCTCGTAAAACAGGCCACAGACTTCATCAAGTCTAACATCAATACAGCCAAGGATATTGGTGAGATGGCAGGTAAGATTGATGATTTGTTTCGCGGGGAACACGAAGCCCAAAAAGCACGTAACAAAAAAGCGGGTGTTGACACCTTTAGTGTAAACTCTGTTGCACAAGAAGTTATTGATGCGAAGTTGGCGGCTGAAAAACTACGTGAGGTCTCTGTCCTTGTAGATATGAGATTTGGACCCGGAACGTGGGCAGGTATTGTAAATGAACGTGCTAAACGAATACAGGAAGCAAAAGAAGAAGAAAGACGACGAAAGATAGAACAGGCTCGTAAAGAACACGAGTTTTGGCAAGCAGCAAAAGCAACAGCCCTAGCAGTAGTAGTGATTGCGTTCATGGTGATATCGTTTGTTGTTGTGTTGACTTCTTCTAGTTAGAACAGTATACTAAAGTATTTGGAGAAATACATGTCTTTATCTAAATTAGCCATCGATGCTTTACTGTTCAAATATCATGCGGAGATGAAAGATGCAACATATGTACTCAGCAATTACCTCAACAATCCAGTCGCTTTGGGAGAACATCCAGACCTGCTTGCAGAAATGGATGCAGCAGTTGAGAAGTATGCTTCGGCGAATGAAAGATTTGAAACGTTAGTAAAGCTGACCAAGGAGACTAGAGATGGCACTAAAGAAGAGCCAACGCTCTTTGAAGGCATGGACTAAACAGAAGTGGCGTACCAAAAGTGGTAAGCCGTCGACACAGGGTTCAAAAGCAACCGGGGAAAGATATCTACCTGAAAAGGCCATTAAGTCCCTATCAGCGAAAGAGTACGCTGCAACAACCCGTGCTAAAAGAAAAGCAACTAAGGCAGGTAAACAAGTCTCCAGACAACCCAAAAAGATTGCTAAAAAAGTACGTCGTCATAGAAGAGTAACATGACCTATCTTGAATTAATAAATGCTGTCCTACGCGAAATTAATGAAGTGGAGATTACCACGGTCAGTACGACTCGTGGTATTCAAACATCTGTAAAGGATTTTATTAATAAAGCACAGCGGGACATTATTAACTCTGAAGTAGAGTGGCCCTTTACAGTTGTAAATCTTAGTCTTACCACTGTAGCGGGACAAGCAGAATACTCCCGTGCAGCGGATGCAAAAACTATAGACTATGATAGCTTTACCATTCAAGAGTCTGCATCAACAGCAGAACGCACTCTTCAGTATTTATCTTTTGAAGAATACTTGGAACGTTTTAATGAGATTGATACAAACCCAACAGGAGATGCACAAGGTTTACCAGTGTATGTATATCAAACACCAGATAATAAGATAGGACTATCTCCTGTTCCTGATGTAGCTACCTACACAGTTCGTTATTATTACTATCAAACAACCTCAGACATGGCTACAAATACAGACACACCAGTTATACCAGAACGTTTTCACGATGTTATTGTTAATCGTGCAAGATATTTTGCACACATGCTCCGTTCAGATGTACAGTTTTCGCAGCTTGCATCACGAGACTACGAATCGGGTCTTGCACGTATGAGAGTCGAACTAATTAACAAGAAAGACTACATGAGAGCAGTTTAATGGCAGATACCTCGCTTCTTAGTCCTTTTGTTGTCCGTCTGGGTGGTGGCTTGGTATTAGATAAGGATACCTTTTCTATTCCGCCCGGTGCTGCTTTACAGCTACAAAACTTCGAACCAGACATCAACGGTGGCTACCGTCGTATCAACGGCTTTACTAAGTTTGATTCTAATCAGGTAGGCGGTTCTACAGGTACGATTCTTGGGGTACACATATACAAAAATCAAGCGATTGTTGCAAAAGATACGTCTGTATTTAAAAGCACAGGTAGCGGATATACTAGCATAGATACGGGTCGCACCAGTGCAGGAAGATACAACTTTGTAAACTTTAACTTTGATGGCACAGATAAGATGATTATGGTAGACGGTGCAAACCTTGCATCTGTTTTCGATAACTCTTCTGTCACAGATGTTAGTGCATCTGGCAGACCCGCTGACCCAAAGTAGACGAACCTATCGTAGGCATCAAGGTCTTTCGTGAAAACCTGTTTGTATTCTGTGAGGATTCTATATTTAAAATTGCAGGTTCTAGTTCATCCGACTTTGTGGTAGTTCCTGTTACTCGTGCCATCGGTTGTGTTGATGGCTTCAGTATTCAAGAGATATCAGGTGATTTGATTTATCTTGCACCAGACGGACTGCGTACGATTGCTGGTACAGAAAGAATCGGTGACGTTGAACTTGGCACGATTTCTAAACAGATACAGCCGCGTCTTGACAACATCGACAAAGACCGCATCTCTAGCGTAGTCATACGAGCAAAGTCTCAGTATCGTTTGTTCTTCCCTGATGATAGCGGGGGTACTACGTCATCTCCGGGTTTGCTAGGAGTTATCAAAGCTGGTGTTGATGGCGGTGTTGGTTGGGAGTACGCAGATGTACGAGGTATCAAACCTGCCTATTGTACTTCTGGATTTATCAGTGGTGTAGAAACAGTTCTTCACGGCGGATACGACGGATACGTTTATAAACAAGAAACAGGAAGCACGTTTGACGGGACAAACATATCAGCCATCTATCGAGGTCCTGACTACACGATGGGTGATGCTGGTATTCGTAAGATGATGCAGCGCATCATTTGGAACTATGATAACGAAGGTGCGGTGAACTCAAACTTTCGTATCAGATACGATTTTAATTCAAGTGAAACACCACAACCAAGTCAGTACCCTCTGAATACTGGTGCTGCTGTAGCTATCTACGGTAATCCATCATCAACATATGCAACAGCCGTGTATGGCTCGTCAGGCACACCTCTTGTGCGTCAGAGTGTAGAAGGTGGTGGATTTACAGTTGCAGTACGACTTGACGACACGGCAGGAGCCGCACCAATTTCATTGAAAGGCTACCAACTGGAGTTCACTCCGGGCGGAAGGAGATAATAAATGGCAGGATATACCAGACAATCCACGTTCACTGACGGCGACGTTATTACCGCTGCTCACAGTAACGATGAGTTTGACCAAGTTCTTGCAGCGTTTGTAAATACATCGGGTCATAAACACGACGGCACAGCGGCAGAAGGTCCTGTCATTGGTTTGATTGGCGACCCCGGTGTTACTACGCCCCTCAACAAAGTTGTAATTGACAACCCTAACAATCAAATTGAGTTTTCTGTAGACGTATCAAGTTCGTCTGTAGAGCAGCTTGTTATCAAAGACGGCGTAATCGAACCCACGACTACTAACGACATTGACCTCGGTGCAAGCAGCAAGCAGTTCAAAGACTTGTACTTGGATGGTACGGCAACCATTGACGGTCTTGCCATGCCAACAACCACAGTCACTGACATCCTCGATGAAGACAACATGGCATCCGACAGCGCAACAGCGTTGGCAACGCAACAGTCAATCAAAGCGTACGTCGATTCACAGGT